CAATAATAATTTTTTCATTTTTGCTCCTATTGTTTTAATAAATTAGTTAATTTTAATATAGATTAGCTTTAAATATTGTGATGTATGTCTCAAAATAAAAATCCGAACAAATCATTTTTGACTCATTCGAATTTTGTATCAGTCTAAGAACATAAATTTAATTTGAGCTGCAACGAAAGCACCTTTTAAAAATCTAATGCCTTGCGCACGTTCTCGGTACATTTTAGCTGGTGAGATATTAAGAGCGTTACAAATCTCTCTTTCACTTGCTCCTTGAACGTATAGAGCCATCAGAATTTGATACTGTAATAAATCATCATCGTGTAGATTCATTATTTGCTTTTCGATTTTTAAGCACTCATCATCTGTTAAGAACTTGATATAAGCCTTTCTCGCAGTCTGCAGCACGGGGATCGAAATTGTAGTGCTTGGGTATTCTGTTCCAATTCTGTCACGGCCCCAGCAATTACCCCATTTTTCTAAAATTCGCTCAACGCTATAACTCATTCTTGGCTCCCGTCTAACTCTTTGATTTTGGCTTTGTAGTATTTGATGATTTCTTTGCAATCTTCGATTGTATATTTCTTGGGTTCGTGGTCCTGTCGCTCTAACCATTCAACTTTATCTACACCGATTTTTTTTACTAAATTGATTCTATATTCGATAATGTTTCCGCTTTTATGGTCATTACAAGGGGTACACTGTTTATGGACATTTAATTCACAAAATCGCAATTCTGGACAAGCCCCAACACTCCGATAATGCCCTGCGTGGTATTGCCCTTTGTGATGTTTGCCGCAACTTATACAAGGTTCATCTTTATCTCGTAAACGGATAAATTTATTAAACACAGATTGAGCATCTTTAAGCCATTCAGAACGGCTTTTTAATTTGGCTTTGCGCTCTATTTTTTCTGCTCTTTCCTCTTTCTCTTTTTTCTTCCTAGCCTGCTCTTTTGAAAGGATAATCGCACATTTAGGCGAGCAGACTTTCTGCATTGAGCTGATAGTTTTCACAAAGTAACAACCGCATACTTTGCATTTGGTTTCCTTAGGTTTATTCATATCTACCACCATTTACCAGTGATTAGGATTACTACTAGGCATAAGCAAGTGTAACTAGCGATTAAAATCCATAATTCCTTGTTATTCATCATCGGCCACCCATATAAAACAAATAATCACAAACACAACCACAAAGAGAACTACTGCTAGAGCTATTTCTTCTCTCATTTTTGAATTGCATCCTTGACGTATTTAATTTCATATAATTTGCCTTTATAGCTTAGCAACTCTCCATTAACGGATTTGTCTTTAACAATATCGGCAAAAATATTGCAACCAGCTAGGAATGACATAAGGCATAGGAATATTGCAACCATCCCAAGAATTCCATTTGATAAAAAACCAATAGCAAAACAACCTAAAGAAACTAATACAAAAATTAATGTGTACATATTTTAAAACTCCCATTTATCATTAAACTTAACACCGTTCTCAACGCCCCAAGCGGTTGTGTATTCGATAAGGCTTGCCATTCTCTTAACGCCCATTTTTGAGGTTCTTTCTCGAACGTTTACTAACTCCCCCTCAATTCCAGTGACTAGCTTGTATGGCTGCTTTGTTGCGATTGTGTGGCCGCTAACAATTAGATTTTTCCATCCGTAAATATCGTACTTATCGCCTTGCCAAGTTGCCTGTTTTGAGATGTCGCCTAACATTCCGTGAAATTTATTATTCTGCTCCATTGAGCGTGTTTTAACCTTGATTTCTATAACAAGTGGATTTAATTCATTTATTGGCAAATTTCTGATTAACTCCATCGCATTTCTGCGAACGTTCTCATTGACTAGAAACATTGGTTTAAAATTAAATTCCACTTACGCAATCCCCATAATCTCTTTAATCTTTGCTACACCGTTTTTTGATACTTCCGGCGGAATAACTTTTGGCTTTTGCTCTAATAACTCTGGAATTTGTGGAAATTCAAAGCCGGTGCGAGCTTTTTCAACCACTTCGGCAAGGATTTTCGGCATAGCCTTTTGGCAATCTTCCCATTTCTTTTTGCCGTAACCGTCATAGATTGTTTTTAACAAGTAATACTCTGCTCTCGAACGGAATTTGAAGTTATGAGGCTCTTTTGCGTAACCGAAGTATTTTTGAAGTCTTGATGACAACTCCTCCAACGTTGGCAATCCTAATTCGTGATTGTTGTAGTTGTTACACCAGGAAATAAATTCGCCAACGCTTGGCAAATATCCGTTTGTTTTAGCTCTTGCAGCAGTCATTCCACGCTTAACCTGTTCAAACGTTTTAATACCATTCTCGGCAAAGCCTAAAATCCATTGTTGTTTAAGAATTTTTAATTGTTCAGGTTGAACCGTTAAGAGCGTTGGGCAAGATGCGATCAGTTGCTCGAAAACTCTGTCAATTAACTTCTCTGCGATAACTGGAGCTTGTTTTGTTGTAGTTTGGTTTAGTGTTGTTACTTGGCTCATTAGAAAACTCCTTCCCAATCTTCTTCACGATTCCACGGCTGCGCATTCTTTTCGGTAAATGTCATTTTTTGCGGTTGTCGATGGATGACTCCATCACCTCGCCAATCCCATTCGGATTTAAATCCAAGCCAATTGCGTTCGATGGATATTGTGATTGCTTCGGCAAGAGGTATTCCAGCTTTATCCGCCTCACGCTGAAAACCTTTCAATGCCGTTTCTGTGATTGGTGCTTTGCAGGCCTTGCGATGGATCATGAAGTCATCAGCAAGTTGCCCAGTGATTCCAAAATCAGCAAGCAATTCCAAAACACTTTTTTTGGTATTTTTTTTATTTGTATTTTGTATATTGTTTTTAATATTGTTTATTGTGTGTGAACTTTTTTCACTAGTGACCTGTGAACTTTTTTCACTAGTCGCTGGAAAATTTTTCACTAGTGAACTTTTTTCACTAGTCGTTGTTTTGTATGTTTTGATTGAATAAATTCCAGTATTTCTATCGCCTGATTTACGCTCTAAAATTTCACGCTCTACAAGGCTCTCACAAGCTGAAATTACAGCCTTGTTGCTTAACCCTGTAACTTTCATAAATTGGCTAACAGAAATAGCATCTTCTTCTTTGTTCCAACCTTTAGTTTTGCGTAATACGCATAGGTAACATTTCAATTCTGAATGTGACAACTCTGGAAGTAACTCATCAATGATTGAGTTAGGGAAAATAAACCCTCTTACATCTTGATCTAACATTACATCAACTCCGAAGCATAACGAGATGCAATATATTCAATTCCTTTACTGGTAACTCGTGTTTGAGTGTAATTGTGTCCGTATTCTGTTGTGCCAGTTTTTACATCAAACAAACCTTTAGCGTGGTATTTTTGGTAAGGTAACAAGTTTCCAGATTGTCTAAACAAAAGTCCGTCACCAACGAGGCAATCAATCATCGCTCTTTCTGGAACTCTTAGGATTTTCGCTGTTTCACGAAGTGATTTTGTTGTACCAACTTCTACATAACGTTGAACAAATTCCACTTTAGGGCGTTGCTGTTCAAGCAGTAGATTTTGTCTTTCGATTTGCTCTGCTTGGTCTGCTGCTAATCTCAAAGCCTCTGATAATGTTTGAGGGATTTGCGGCATTTGTTGATTTTCTAACTCTTGCCAGCGATCAACTAATCGAGCTGTGAATTCTGGTGATAATTGAGCAACCACAACATAGGTATCACGTTTAATTAATTGGTATTCTGTGACAACTTGACCTAGATGATTTTTAACTTCCACCATTGGTGTAAGTTGAATTAATCCCTTGTCTTGTAAGCGTTCAATGGTTCTTTTTACTGAATCGTGGCGAGATTCAACTAAATCAGCAATCTCTCTACTGCTCATTGTCAAAACACTTGAATTTTTGTTCATAATCGGTAATAATTTAGTCATCTTTTGAAGTCCTCCGACTGATAAAGGTTATTACATACGACATAATCAAAGCCTCTGTTACCGCAGGGGCTTTTTTTTTGTCACTTAGCTGAATTTCTTAATACAGCCCAATTCACATCAGGGCGTAACTCTTCACAAGCCTCGCGGGTTAGGTATAGACGGCAACCAGAAACTGAAAGGATGGTCATGTCTCAACCAGCACCCGGATGGTATCCAGATC